AAAGAATATCTTAATAATTGCGAATATGCTTTAAAAGCAACAGTTCATGTAGAACAAAATTCAAATGAAGGATATTATGGAATTCAATTGAAAATTGATGAATATAAACATAAATATACATCTAGCACTGGGAAAAAAGTAGAAAAAGTTGATACTAAGACAGAAATTGTTTTAAGAACATGGGAAACAATTGCTAAGGCTAGTGAAGATGAACATATGTCTGCTTCAAAAATGTCAAGAAGTATTAAAAATAAAGTAATGTATGGAGACTATTATTATCGTTGTTCAGATTAATCTTAAATTATATATTATAACTTTATTATTTTAATTAAGACATTTATATTTTTTATAATAATTAATTTATTTTATTAATTATTATAAATGAGAACATATAATATAACATCAAATTTAAATGGATATGCTGGAAGAAATAAATATTCTGTTCCAATTGGAACAACTAGAAATATTAAAGGGTCTATTAATAGATTGATTCAATATAGTTTTTTATATTATAAAATAAAATTAAATACATGATCTCCTAAATGATATAATATTCAATATAATGATGAATTTATTAAAAATATATTAAATAAATATGACTAAAATAAATAAAAAATAAAAATAAATTTAATTTTTATTTATCATTAAATATATAATTTTTATCAAAATATATATTTTTATTTTTTATAATTTATAATTTATAATTTATTTATTTACAATTTATTTATTCACTATCTTTTTTGACAACAAATGGACCGCTAATTAATTCAGATTTTCCATGATCTGTTTCTCCAGTTACAATATTATCACCTTCAAATAATTCATTACGAATATCTGCAACTGAAATAGTTTCATTTTCTCCAAATACTTTTTCTTGTGTAACAACTCCAACACCAATTAAATTTCCTTCTTCATCTACATCTTGAGTAATTGCTCCTCCATATTTTTCAGCATTTTTTTTATTTTCTTCAATTGCTTTTTGTTTTGTTTCTTTGACACGTTGTTCAAAAGCATTTTTAGCAGCATTTTCATTTGTTTTCTTTTCGTGTGCTAACTGATTTAATTCATCTTCTAAATATTCTACACGACCTGTTTTATATGCTTCAGGTTCCCAAGGCAACCATGTTCCAATAGGTCCGACATATACATCAAAATTAGGGTCAGCTTCACGCAACATTTTAGCTCTTAATTCAGCTTCTTCTTGTGTTGAATAATTACCTCTTCCTTTAAATCCACGAACAGATGTTTGAAAATTGTGCTTTACATTAAATTTTTTCTCAAGTTCATGTTCATGATTATCTAAAAATGTTTTATAATCACTTTCTAATGAGGATGAATTAACAATAGTTTCACGTTCTTCTTTAAGAAATTCTTCAAAATCAGAAATTACTCCTTCAAATTGGAGTCTATATTTATAAGAAACAAAATTTAAAAATTGGTGAAACTTTTCCATTGATTTAGAAACTTCCCAATTCTTTAGGAATTCTTCGAAGAAAAATAATTCACGTTGTTTAATAATCTTTTCAGGAGAAATAAAAGAAAAACAACCGAAATTTTGTCCAGCAATTGGACGATCTACTTCTAATAAATCAACATATTTAGGATTTATTGTTCCATCTTCATTTGTTCTTTTCTCGTATGTTGGTTTTTTTGATTTTTTACCCATTATATTATTCATTACAATTTATTTTATATTTAAGTTTTTATCGCAATTATAAATTTAATTTTATTTTTTATTTTTTTTATTTTTTTTAGATTTTAGATTTTAAATTTTAGATTTTAGATTTTAAATTTTAGATTATTTTTTATAATTTTTATATTTTAGGTTATTTTTATTTATCATTATTTCTAAATATTATATTTTTTTCTTTTTAAATAATATAAAATGAGTGGATTATTCGACGTTAATGAATTAATCAAAAGAGCCATCAAATATCTAATTGAAGGTTTAATGGTTTCTATTGCTGCATTTGCTATTCCAAAACGTTCTCTAAATTTTGAAGAAATTATTGCCCTTGCTTTAACAGCTGCCGCAACTTTTGCTATACTAGATACTTATATCCCATCCATGTCTGTAAGCGCAAAACAAGGAACCGGATTTGGTCTTGGTCTAAGACTTGCCGGCGTAGTTCCATAAACATATATAAAGTATTTTAACTTTAAATTCTTTTTTAATTAATTATTTTATAAATTAATTAAAATAAAAATAAATTATTTTAACATTTTACGAATTATTAAATAAAATAAAAATATTTAATAAATATAATAATTTTAAATGAGAACCAATAACTATTCAAAAAATAAAATTTTTATTTCAATTCAGAAAAATTTTTTTTGATTTTGGACATTTTTTAAAATGTCTCTTTTTCAAAAATCTTTTAAACTATTGAAAAAGGGGGTAAAAAATCACATCCTTATCATAATGGTGTAAAAAATATTTTTGAATTAAAAAAAAGGTGACTGAACTTTTTTTTGGAATTTAAAAAAATGTCTGAGAGAAATGATGACAAAATGATGACAAAAAACTCTCAGAATTTTATAAAATATTTTATTATGATATATGGTTTGATATATATAGTATAAATAATTGACTTATGGTCTGAGAGTTTTTGTCATCATTTTGTCATCATTTCTCTCAACACCTTAATGTCATCATAATTAAAAAATTATTATATTTTTTATCACTTGAATAAAAAATATAAAAATTAAACAGTTGGAATAGCCTCCCAATTATTTATATGACATATTTGTCTCCATAAATTATCTTGTTCTATTAATTTGACACGATCTTTTAACATTGGTATATTAGGTAAATATTGTCTTTCATCTAATAACTCTAATAATTTATATAAAACAAAATGATAATTTAAAAAATTTACACGTGTATAAGGACATACTTGAGCATATGGAACTAATATTTCCATGAATAAATTATATAAAGTTTCTTCTAATTCTTGACTAAATACCGGTGGAGACATACCTAATTTATTTTTGATGAATGCAATATGTTCATAATATTTATTTAATTCTAATTTTTTAAGAATTTCTTTCATTTTCTTATAATTTAATTCACACATATTAATTCTTTCTTTTTTAATCTGCTGTTCAATGAGTTCAATATGTTCATTTGGTATTTGCGTTGTTTCTTTTCCTTGAAATTGAGCAATAATTTCTTTAAAATGAGTAATTTTTTTATAAGAATAAAAACACACTTCTTTTGGAGGTTCTTTGTAACTAGGTTTTTCATTTTCAATTAAATATGGAATATGTGTTGCACAATTATTACATATTAATACACCTTCATCTTCTAATGGCGTCATCTCACCAATATTACAAACACCACAAATATCCATATTTTTTAAATATAAATTCATATCAATAAAAGATTCATCAATATTACTTAAATATTTTTGAACTAAGTTTTTAGTATTTATTTCTTCAGTTGTATTACAATCTTGCTCTTTTGGTTGAACTTTAAAAATACTAAATAACATTTGATTTTTAGTAGTGATTAGTTTAATATTATTTTCATCAGAATTCTCAATATTTTTTTTATTTTCAAAATATTCAAAAATATATTTTGAATTATTTAAATAATAGTCATTTTTCTTTTTTTTTAATTCATGTATAAGTTTATTTATTTCTTTTATTCTATCAGATAATTCCATTTCCTCTTCAATTGTTAATTCTTCATTAATTAATCTATATTTACATATTGATTTTTCAGATTTTAAATTAGGAATAATATTTATTTCGTCTGACATAAATTCATTTACAAATTCGGTATGTTTACCATCTAATGTTGTCAAATATTTTTTACAAACATTTATTTTTTTATTAGTTTTCGTTTTGAATGCTGGCATATTTAAATACTTATTATATAAATAGTTTTTTTATTTTATAATTAAACCAATTGAATTATTTATTCTTCCATTAATTATACAAAGAAAATAATTTCTTAAATATCGCCAAATAAAAATTAATTTTTCTTAAAAATTTAACAAAAAAATAAAAATAAAAAATATTTCTCGTGGCTTTAAATTAATTTTTTGTAAAATAAAAAAATTGATTTAAATAAATTAAATAAATAAGTATACATATTACTATCAAAACCTCAAATGGATCTCAAACAAAAGAAGTTGTCTAAGTCTGAATGGAACTCTATTGAAATTTCTGTTTCTGAAAATGAAAAAGAAGTTCTGAAGCTAATTACACAAGGATATAGCAATGTTAATATTAAAGTCAATAAAACTGAATCATTATTTACCTATTTGAAAATTGATTTTAATCAATCATTGGAAGATTACTTATTTAGTAAGTACTTTTCTGATAAAATAAAATTATTAATTGAAAAATATAATTTGTCATACATTCAATTTAATACTTCAAAAAAAGCACAATCACAATCAAATGGAGAAAATTATATAATCAATGTTGGTTCTATTGTCAAATTAAAGAGTGCTGATCAAGTTCGTGTTTCTAGATTTGATGTGATTGACACAAATACCGCTGAGAATATTTATGAATATATTTTAGTTCATCATTTAGAAAGCATATTGAAATATATTAAACGAGAAGATAATAAATGGCATTTTCATTATTATACATTAAATAAATTATTACAAAATAATGTTGAAAAAATAATTAATTATATAAAAAATATTTGTCAAATAGTTTTATCTAAGCTTGAACAAAATATAAATTTATTATATATTTTAAAACATTCTTCTGACATTATTGAAAAAAATAAAAATTTACTTAAATTTGCCGACATGTCTTTATATAATCATCAAAAACAATTATTTACAGCAATGAAACAACCTGGACCTAAATTAGTTCTTTATATAGCTCCAACAAGCACAGGAAAAACAATTTCACCACTCGGATTATCTGAAGGATATAGATTAATATTTGTTTGTGCTGTGAGACACGTTGGATTATCTTTAGCTCGTTCAGCAATATCAATTAATAAAAAAATAGCATTTGCTTTTGGTTGTTCATCAACATCAGACATTAGGCTACATTACTTTGCAGCAACAGATTATACAAAAGATAGAAAAAGCGGACAAATTCGTAAAGTTAATAATGCAATTGGAGACAAAGTAGAAATAATAATTTGTGATGTTCGTTCATATTTATATGCAATGTATTATATGTTAGCGTTTAATGATGCAACAAACATTATAACATATTGGGATGAACCAACAATCAGTATGGATTATGAAAAACATAACTTACACAAAGTTATCAAGAAAAATTGGAAAGAAAATACTATACCAAATATAGTATTATCATCAGCAACATTACCTAAATTGAATGAATTAGAATTAACTATTGATGATTTTAAAACTAGATTCTCAAAAGAAGGTAAAATTCCAACTATCATTAATATTGTTAGTCATGATTGTCGTAAAACAATTCCACTAATTGACAATGATGGATATATTGTGATGCCTCATTATTTATATAATAATTATTCAGATGTATTAAATGTCGTGAGACAATGTGAAGAAAATTTGACATTATTGAGATATATTGACTTACAAGAAACAGCTAATTTATGTCTTTATGTTGAAAAAAATAACTGTGCTTCACGTGCTTGTAAATTTGAACGCAATTTTGCTACAATTAACGACATTGATATGCAAAGTATTAAAATATATTATTTAAAAGTACTTAAAAATATTTTACCAAATAAATGGGCACAACTACATAATTATTTTACTACTTCCAGAAAAAGAAAAATACAAGTCAATACAACGGTAGACTTAAGAGGAAATAAAAATAGACTCTCTAAAATAAATAGTATTGGTCCTGGAATTGTTCCTACAGAAAATGGAATTGATGAACAACAAATTAATAATGTTGGAATTTATATTACTACTCGTGATGCATATACATTAACTGATGGTCCAACTATATTTATTGCAAATGATTTACAAAAAATAGCCAAATTTTACATTAAACAATCTAATATTCCTTCGTGTGTTATGACAGATATACAAAATAAACTTGATATGAACTCAGAAATTAATGAAAGAATAGAACAACTTGAAAAAGATATTGAATTAGAAGAAAGTAAAATGGCATCTAAAATAAGTTCAGATGATCAAAAACAAAATAAAAATAAAATTAATAAAACTGAAAATAGACAAATTTTACAAATGAGTGAACAAATAAATAATCTTAAATCCATCATTAAACGCGCTACTATTGATGATATGTTTATTCCAAATAAATTGTCCCATTTGAATAAATGGGCTGAAGGATTATCTAATTCATCTCATTCATTTACAAGTTCTATTGATGATGATATTGTTGAAGCTATAATGTTACTTAAAGATGTTGATGATAGTTGGAAAATATTATTGTTATTAGGAATTGGAATATTTACAGATCATAAAAGCACTGATTATAGTGAAATTATGAAACAATTAGCTGATAGGCAAAAATTATATTTAATTATTGCTGACAGTGATTATATCTATGGAACAAATTATCAATTCTGTCATGGATATTTAGGGAAGGATTTATCATTAACTCAAGAAAAAATTATTCAATCTCTTGGACGAATTGGAAGAAGTAATATCCAGCAAGAATATACAGCACGATTTCGTGATATATCTCAGGTGAATATGTTATTTCAATATTTAAGCTTTTCTGAAAAACCTGAAGTTATAAATATGAATATATTATTTAATTCAAAAAATATAAGATGGAATAAAGATACAATGGAATATGAAGAAATTGAAGAACAAATTGATGAACTAATTGAAGAACATGATGAAGTTGAAGAATTAGAAGATTTAGATGAAGAAGACCCTGGATCATTGAAGATGACAGAACCTATCATTAAAAAGAAAAGAGATGTAAATGATATTGATGATGAAGAAGGATAAATTGTCAATAGAATAATTTAATTAATTTTTAATATTTTTTATTAAAAATTAAAATACTTTTTTTAAAATATTTTTACTTTTATTACTATACATATTTATTTTAAATTATATATAAATGGGAAATAATCAACAAAAACAAAAAGTAAATTTTGAAGATGTACAATTTGTTATTAAAAATGCTGACAATCATTTATTAATTAATACAATGTTAGATAATTTACAAAATTGTTTAATTGTTAATACAATGCCAATAGATAAAGAAGAATTAATAATAAATAAATTATTAAATAATGGAGAAAATAAAAATATAAAAATTATAATTTATGGAAAAAATTCTAATGATGAAACACCTGTAAAAAAATATGAACAATTATTAGACCTTGGGTTTTCAAATATTTATATTTATACTGGTGGGTTATTTGAGTGGCTTTTATTGCAAGATATTTATGGAGAAGAATTATTTTCTACAACAACTAAACAAAATGATTTATTAAAATATAAATCTCAAAAAATATTAAATATTCCGTTGATTGAATACTAACATAATATTTTGAAGTATAATATTTTTTTTATTTTTTATTTTATTTTTTATTTTATTTTTTATTTTATTTTTTATTTTATTTTTTATTTTATTTTTTATTTTATTTTTTTAAATATGTATCATAAAATTTCTTACTATTCTATAACTATTGATGGACAAATTTATTCAAAAAATATTGGATATTTCACAACAATTAATATTTATTCAGATAATATGAATAATGCATTAAACAAAGCTATTAAAAAAATAAGAAAAAATATATTTCATAATTATAAATTATATACTAATAATTTTATAATAACTAATATTGAAAAAATAGATTTTTGGAGTAAG